TCATTTGACAGCCAGTGGATGCGCCCCTAAAATTAACAGACTCAACCGTGCCGGGGTAGCTCACTGGTAGAGCGCCGCCCTGAAAAGGCGGGCGTAGCCAGTTCGATTCTGGCCCCCGGCACCATCGATACTGCCACGCCCTACCAGATTCCAATTTCCCGAGGCGACGTAGTGCTCTCCCGTCGGTGTCATGGTGATGGAATCGATGTGTCGCGCGAGTTCTGCGCGGACGACGGCCGAATCTGAATTAAGGAGCGCTCGAAGCTCTTTCATTTCGGTCTCAACAAGTCTGCGGATCGCGCCCACCTTCGTCTGGATTGAATCCGGCCGAGCTGCGAGGAGTCGCGCCGTAATATCGCTGATCTGTCGCTCGCGATCGACCAATGCCGCGCGAATCGCGGGCGACGAATCACCTTGAGCCACGAACTCGGCGAGGTTTCCGATTTCCCGCTCAAGCTCTTCTTTTCGTTGCCGCATTTGCTCTAACTCGCTGCCCACGCCAGCGAGCGCTGCGATCAGTTCGTCCTCGAACTTTGCGAGTACGTATTCAACCGCTTCGCGCTTCATGACCTGCTCTTGAAGACCGTCGAGCAAATCCTGTTCGAGTTTTCGGCGGAAGACTCGCATGTTGTTCTTACAAACGCTCTCGCCCCGGTAGGTGTTCTGAGGGCACCCGTAGACCACATCGCCGCGCCCGCGCCACCGCCCCGAAACGATGCTGATATTCGCTCCGCATTCACTGCATTTGAGCAAGCCAGAGAACAGATATGGAGAACTAATCGAGCGTCCCGCCAATCCTCCCTTTTTACCAATCTCGCCATACAACTGCTTCACGGTTTCAATTCGACTCTGCACCGCGCTCCAGAGCTCATCGGATACGATCCGTTGCTCAGGGATCTCCCGAACCACCCATTTGTCGGCAGTCGTTCGTTTGTAGATTCGCTTGCCCGATCTGGCTCGAATCTTCACCGTCTTACCCCACACAACCCGGCCGCGGAACCGATCATTTCGCAAAATGGTGCGGATCGATGAGGGGCACCATGAGCGAGAGACACGTCCCTTCTGAGGCTGCGGAGAAATTACCCCTTCCGCGTTCAAGAGTTTGGCGATCTTCTGTAGGCTGTTACCGCCGGCGTACATGCCGAATATTCTTCGCACGATGGCCGCTTGATCCTCCCGAACTTCGAGGCGTACACCAGTGATAAGCGCACGCCCATGCTGGTCGACGCGGGTTGAATCCTCGATCGGAACGTTACGATACCCGAAGCACCGGCCGCCGGTATGCAAGCCGCTAAGCGCCTTCCCCTCGACGCCACGGTGCACCTTCTTTCCCAGCTCTTTGAGGTAGAGCGAATCGACGATTCCGTGCGTTGCGAGTAACACCTCGGCCTGTTCGGAGTCGGTGTCGATGCCTTGGCTCACAAAAACGAGCCGTATTCCAGCAAACCGCAGTTCGTCGTGGATCGTGAAGGAGTCTTTGAGCGTCCGGCTTATTCGAGACGTGTCATCCACGAGGATGGCATCGAAGGGCTTTTCCCGTTCACCTGCGGCCGCAAGCATTCGACGAAGGCCGGTGCGATCGTCAGTGGCGCCTGAGATGGCCTCATCGCTGTAGATGTGTCCGTCGAGGATCAACCAACCGCGCGGCGCAGCGTATTCGCGGCACTTCCGTATCTGGTCATCGATGCTGAGCGGGCTCTGCTTTTCGCTAGAGAACCGCGCGTAGATGGCGCAGCGGAGTTGATTCACTGAATTCTCCCGGCATCGTACGATTGGAACTGTCGCACAGCTTTCGCGGGATTCGCAACGCGATTCACGTCTTCGTGCTCCCGAAGATACTTCCGCACCAACAAGGGCACGACTACTCGGTCAAGGAACTCGCGCAAGTTGGGATCCAAGCGAGCGCCCAGCCGTTCAATTTCTCTCTGTCGTTCAGTTGCTTTCACCCATAGTCCGTTTCTTCCTTTTGGTTTTTAGATTTGCCCGTTCAAACCAACTGCTCCTCTCGGCTGCCCAGGCCGCGAGGTGTTTGGAAAATCTCTACTGCACTAACTCGGTCGCCATCTTTGGCCAGCTACCACGATCCCTCGCGTGCGCTTCGAGGTTACGGATGGTCGCCATCGCGAATCCGGGTCGTTGAACACGAATTCGAAAACCCTCGCCACAAGACCTCGCCTCGACGAGCCCGCTGCGAACCAGCCTCTTTCGCCAGCGCGCGGCCGTGTGAACGGAAACGTTCATGAACGCAGCCGCCTCGGCATCAGCGATGGGTTCTCCGCCCAGCACCCGGTGCCATGGCCACGAGTCCGGGTCGCTAGCGGCCCAGTACATGGTGAGGAGCCAGACAGCGGCGCCGATCTCGCTCCGCTTTCGGAAATATTCCAAATTCTTCATACCCTCACCTCCTGACTCGCTTTCCGTTCGAGACTGCGCTCCTGTTCTCGCAATTTATCTCGATGGTCCTTAAAGTCTGGTGGCCAATAGTAGCCATGAGTTTCACAGTTCACGGAGCTTCTTTTCATCATGGTCATGCAGTGGTCGATCACCTTCGAGCAGAGATTGCCCGGTGTAACTTCCTTCCCCTTGCATTTCTCGAACTCCTCAACCACTACCATGACGAAAGTCAGTGAGAGTAGCGGACTATTGAGATCTGGCTCGTACTGAACCGCTTTGAAAGCCGCTCGCTCCTCGACTCCGAACGGGTGAGTCCAGCCCTTCTTTTTGCACAGCTCAACGTACGAAGAGAAGCGGTCATCGTCGCTCTCGATTTTTCCGGCGAGCCGCGCCTCGAGCTTCGCCCTTTGACTAGAAGAGGGTTTTGCTTCTGGTTCTGAGGAGGGAATAGATAAGGGCAGTTCGGCGTGAAACCGACGCCGTACGGCGTCCTCCCTTTCCTTCTCTAATTCTATTGACTTCTTAGGAGCTTGGAAGCCTTGTGAAATCTTTAGATTAGAGTAGTTGCTGTGGACAGCGCTCTGGACAGATTTGTCCACACTGATGTCCACACCACTGTCCACGGCAGTGGGCTTGGTCTGGACAGATTTGTCCACACCAGAACTGCCTCTGTCGGGCTGGTAGTTCCAAATGCTGATTCGCGTTAGCTCGTGCTGATTCGCTGCAAGTTCAACCCCAATGTACTTCCGAGACAGCTCGTCGATGGCGCGTTGAAGGGTTTTCGAGCTCCATCCTAGCGCACGGGCTATGTCCTCGTAAGAGGAATCCACGTCACCGGTCCTAAAATCAGCGGAGAGGTGCAGCCATAGATACAGCTTGGACGCGTTTCCCGACATGTCTCGCAGGTGTGGGCGTAGGCCGCGGCGAATTTTTACAAAGCCCGGATCGCGCTTTCCGATTGACTTCGCTGGTTGTGCAGCTTTATTCTCCATGCATACAAGATCTCCGTTGTTCCGGGCCGCGCGCTAACGCGGCCCTTTTCAATTTCTAGATGGTTCTGCTCCAAATCATCCGCACAAAAAGAAATCGGGCCGCAGCATTCGCCTTTTTGGCGACGCTGTTGCCCGATCAATTTCAGTCTAGAGCGAAGGGTTGATTTGCTCAAATAAGAACCGCTTATGGATCAGGGCTGATCTATAAGAATTCTCAACGTGGCGCTGCTCTAACCACATTGAAATCATCCTCCGGCTCTTGCGACCGGCGCTTTTCAATGAATCTCGGCTTGTCGAGCAGGATGTAGCTCACGCAGTCGATTAGGTGGCGGCGCTTGTCCTGTGGTTCTTCCGGGGCGTCCTTGTCGGTCACAGTTCCCTTCCACTCGCGATAGCGCAGCGACTTCAACTGGTACACAAGCTCATCGTTGTCCCCGCAGCCACGCATGATCGTCAGCCGCGGCCGCATGACCTCTTTGTCGCCAACCATGTAGCTGGTCGGCTTCAGCGCTTCGTTGAGGAGTTCGTAGCCTGTGAAATCCCGATTCTTCTTCGCCGCGATGAACACCAGGCCAGCGTCGCGGTACGCGTCGAAGTAGGACCGCTCCTCGGAAGCGTTCATACCCTTCGCCGCGACGTCCATCAGCTTCTTGTACGGCTTCAGCCCTAGGCTACTCGAATGAACTGATTTCAGGCTCTCGGCGTAGTCCTTGACGGTCAGCCGGGTTTCGGTATTTTGCGGCCAGTAGCTCCAGCCCACCTTCATCTCGCCGTCACGATTTACCCCCAGCCAAACGAAGGCGTGAGGCGTGCGCGGGTGAGGATCGCAGGCGAGCCACACCGTCCACGCCGCTGTATCGAACGGGAGCGAGTGATCGACGACGTGCAGCGTTTCCTCGAACTCAGGAAAGACAAGTTGGCCGCCCATCGCGCCGTAATCAATCTCATACTCCTGACGAAATCTCGCGTCCGACATTCCCCTTCGCGCTTCATCGAACCACTTCTTTCCCGTCGGCGTGTTCGGATTTTTATCCGGATCTGCAGTGTAATGCAGCCGTAGTATGTGGAAGCCCAGCTTCGTCGTGCGTTTGGCGATGCCGATCATGTGACCTGATCCTCGGTAAGCGACTGGAAGAATCCCGGCGAGGCGCTCGAAACGATATCCAGACGTCCCCCACCGGAGAGCATTGGCTTCGCGGCGCCAATCAGGGCCTCCAGTGAGTTCTGGAAGGCTCCCTCATCGATGAAGAGCCCGGAGCCAACGTGCTGGCGAATGATGTCGGGCCCCTGCGCGATTCCCCAAAGCTCGCTATATGGAAGCGATTCGTTCGGCCGCCGAAACTTCAGGTGACAGAACGAGTATTCGGCGGGATAGGCGCGCTTCAGGAATGCCGGCTGATTTGACCACACGGTGAAGCAACGCTGGATCAGCCGGTCGCTGTCCTCCTCCTTCTTGCTAGAGAGAAAGCTGAGTCGATTCACCCCGAACTGTGCATCCCAGAGATACAAACTGCAGAGCACCCAGGAGCACATCATCTGACGCGATTTTTCGATGATGTTCATCCGGCTTTCAAGCCAGAACCGCACTAACTCGCGAATGTAGGCCTTCTCGGGAAAGGGCTTCGCCGTGATCGATGGATCGTGCTCATCGCGCGTCTTTGCGTACTTGAAGAGCCAGTATTCAGCGTCTCTCGCGCACTGGCGGCGCTCCTTCTCTTCGATGAGTGCGCGAAGCCTAAGCTTTTGCTGGCGGGTTAGGTGACCGGAGGAGATTGTCGATCTCTCGGTCGAGTTCGTCATCTGAGGCATGATTAAGTTCCAAATTGAGGTCACCGCTAAGTTGCACCTTCTGGGCAGTGAAGGCGCCCATCAATTTCCCCCACAGTTCGATCGCGCGGATTCGGATATCGTTCGCCTCAACATCCCGCTCCTGCATTACGATTCCATCTTTCTGAAAGAACTTGGTCTCTTTGGCTTCGAGGAGCGGGCGTAAGCATTTGTCAGCCACGTAGTCGATCGTTAGCCCGAGGCGCTCCAGGACTTCAGGAGCCCTCTCACTGATACTTTTCAAGGCCCGGTGTGCATCCTGGCGGTATCCGTATCCCGCTTTTGCTCCAGCCTCGGCCACCGAGTTCGACTCAGGGAGCGCTTGAACAAGCTTTGCCTGCTTCAGCGTCAGCTTTCCCTTTTTCTTGTTGCTCCGCTTCATGC